CTAGCTACGTACAACTTGTTGTTCTCAGCTACAGGCCATAAGGCCGAACCACCCCATTAAGTGAGGGCTGGTACCCACCGGCGTTTTAGTACAACTGCGCCGTGCAGTGCGAATTGCTCTAAGTGAAGAACATCTCGCGATAACGCAACTTCAAATTCATGAAATTGTCGCAAAGTGAGAAACTTCATTACCGAAGTAGTTCCAAGGCGAGAATCACCCTTTATAGGACGATCCAAGGCCTTGAGGCTCTTCGAAAGAGCGCTATATCCTTCCAGTTTATCAGTACGGTAAACTGGTCTTGGAACCAACGCATTTATTTCAAAACGTTGGAGCTTCTTATTCCATCTTTCAACGGATTGGAAGCCAAGAAAAGAAATATAGCCAATCGCCGGACTATTTTCAGAAACGTAGGGCAAAGGCCCTACGATTTTATCGATGCGTTTACGCATCAATAAGGTTGTCCTCCAATACCCTTTTAAATAAAAGAGGTTTGAAGTAGCAACCCACGAAAGTATATCGGCATATTGTCGCTTGTCCTTAGGAGGCATACGGCGGACGTAAACCGGTGTTACCGGCACTCCATCGTAGGCATCAACTCCACATGACTCTCGGAAGCTTCCGCTCACGAAGGTCTTATTGGAGTTCACCTTACAGTTGTACTGCTGTAGGTGATCAAGGACAATGTCCGCATACATCGAGGGGACGATAATATCGTCTCCATAGATGTGGATCCCTCTAGAAACCTTGAAAACGTTTCTAGGGGTCACAGGAAGGTTCTGTTTCTTGAGACAGGCCACTATACATATTGTATAGAAGTACATGGCCTCAACAGGAAAACAGAGAGCACTACCCATAGATGCAAATTTCCGCAAGGGCGAAACTAATCGTCCATCGGGGAGCTTTGCACTATAACTTCTACATGCGTCTACGGCAGCCTGAAGATCAGGATGCACGGAGAACATCTCCAAAGCCAGTTCCCGAGGAACTCGGTCACTAGCATCAGAAAGATCGATCGTTGCTAATCGACCTGTAGAAGAAGCATATATCGCTAGCTGCTGATTGATGGTTTGATCACGGAAATTTACGTGACCAGCTGTCAACTTGGAAAGTTCGATGAGTTTATACAACTCATCGCGTATTCCCTGCTGTGCATATTGCATGCAAGCAGGCTCTATAGCGATAATGCGGGGACCTTTGAGAGTTTTCGGAACGGGCGTGACCTTAACTGGCCTTTCGTCCGTTTCTGATACGATCGATACAATTCCGAGCTCCTCAGAATCAAGAGGCGTACCCAAAGGGTAAGCACTCCCAATAAGAGGGAAATAAGGCTCGAGACGATCGTACCAATACTGCCACCGGTATTTCTGATTTCCAGAAATACCTTCGGCAGTTGCTCCTGGACCATGTCTGGGAACCAAATTATTAAAGTCGAAACGACTAATAATAGGATCCCAGAGCACACGGCAAGTTCGAGAAAATATCTCGAACTCACTGGTAGGGAGCTGAAAATCATCAAAGGACTGCTCAATAGAGACAAAAGCGTCGAGCGCGGCTGCCGTCCTCTCGGGCGTACAGTCAATTTCCACTTTCTTGAGCACAAGGCAAATCTGCCTAATGGCCTCAATGATAGTGGGAATATCGCTCTCCGCGACTCCATTATAGGGGTTATTTTTGTCATAAATCCTTCCTGTCTCTCGGTTAAAGATGTGCTTTAGCATACCTTGCATAAATGCAGGGATTGCTAGGGACTTTCGGAAACTCCGAAAGTCCTTTGAAGCAATAAATCCGTTTTGCAGGCTTCTTTCGAAGTCACTACAAAATTGGGGTAGGGTTATCGTTAAAAAAGATATCCCTTCATCTTTAACCCGTGATCTAATTGTTTCTAGATCACGTAAATCAGAGACATCAGCGGTGCACTTGGTGGTTGCGTCTATATAGACGGCTTCCACCAACTTTAGTAAGTCACTTACGTTGCTTTTCAAGTTTCCTCCTAATATGGGGGTAAACTTCAAGCCACGTACTTCTACCTATCTCAGTATCATACGATACTGAGCAAACAGTACCACCGAAACGGAGACAGGCTCACTTGGGAATCAGGATTCCTGACCCCAAAGCTTGTCGACGTTACCGGCTGTTAGCCAGGCGAAAACGCCTGCGCAAAGCTGTTCAGCCTGCGCCATGGTAAACCCGTAAGAGGGTCTATCAAGCACAATCTGTACGGACATCGTATCGTAATCGTTAGACGAGTCTAACGGGTTCGTTACGACGGCTCTCTGATCAACACGAACGAGAGAACCGATATGGTTCTTTCCTCGAGCTGAATGAGAGATCGTCAGAGTAAAACTCTGATCACCGAGCATATAGACAGCCGAGCGATCCTTTTGGGATATTCTCGGCATAATCTTAGCTACAGCATTAACGGTAACTGTTTGTGGATCGGCAAAAGCCATGGTTGACCTCCAAAGTTATATCGAGGTTTGACTATGAACAAAGCCTTCCTTCTCGAAGGGAAGACTCGCTTTCTAAGGTCCATAGTAGATAGACGCTTGCCGCAACTGGGAATCGTACTTACGTACGAAGTATTCCAAGAGCAGCAAGAATCGCCAATTGCTTGGGACTAAGTTCGTCCCAAGTCAGGTCAAACCCATACGGACTACCTGCTTCTTGTCGTTGCTTCGTCTCAAAAGATCGAGACCAGCTTAACGTACGAGGCCCGCCGGAAGCCGAATTAAACGGTACATACTGTTTAAACTCGATTTCTTCGGTTGAATGGAAGGTCGTATACAGGTATTTGGCAGCGAGGTTATCTTGAATGGAATCCTGGAGGACTTGTAAATCATGTCCTACAGGAGTTAACCAATCAACTAACCACGACCAGGGAACAGCTTGGTAAATATGATACGGATTGACGCGGGCACCGAAAAGCGCTAAAGAGCGTTTTACGACCCCAAGACCTCCCCATTCAGGAGAGTTCACGTCAAATTCCGGAAGGTAGTACCTAAAGGCGCCGATTGCATCGGCATACCATTTGACCCTATGGCGGTATTCCCAATGAGGGGTACCACTATAAAGGTCATTGGCTGGAGAGGTGTTGAGAGGCCACACATTGTGGATCCCATTACCAGACCAACCAGGGACTACTTCATCAACTGAAATATTTACCAGGGTCGATCTTCTTCTAATCCATTGACCGTTTTCTTTACTCAAACGCTCGATTTTAGCTTTATAATCGCGCAAATTTGAGAGAAAATCGGACAAGTCTTTTAAGAAGGGCACCCAACCAAAATTATGGTTGACAAAGTGGTCAGCAGCCTTTTTGGGAGCCATGAAAAGTTCACGCCGTAATGAACGACCGGACTTATACAAGTTCGGAGCGAACAAACGATGTGAAACATTCCAAGCTTCCGTAAAAGCCTTAGCTGTAGTTTGGAACATTTTCGGAATATCTTTCAATTCCGCAACTGCCACAAACAAGCCACCTTGTTCGATGCGAGGCTTGGTTTTATCCCAAGCCTTACGACCCAAACCAGTAACATCAGGGAATAGGGGTGAAGCGTCAGACAAATTGAGACCAAGATTATCAAAGTCCCAAAATGCTGGCCAATCACCAGGAGGAAGAAAACCTCCATCATATTTTTGACGACCGTTACCGAAGGATGATACTACGTATCCATCGCCGGTTGTAATATATGAACCTGCAGCCTGAGCCCCGAAGGGCAAGATGCTCGAAAGTTTGATTTTCTTGAACGGACCACCTGACTTAAAAGGAGGACCAGGATGAACTTCATCCCAGCACTTCTCCGCTGTCAAGAAGGGGTAGCCGGCAATATCTTGTGAAACAGATGTATATTTGTTCCACTTGTCGGAATGAGGAGTAGTCTCAATTGACCATTCCCATTTATTCTTAGACCCCGCACCACCAGGCGGTGGCGTGATTCGTTCACGGACTCTCGAGCCCAAGTTACTCATAAAGTGTTCCTCCAATTGAGCGAAAATTTGTTGGTCGAAACCAACGAATATGCTACTGCAATTTTCGCTAGTAGCAAAGCTACTAAAGTTTGAGAGAAATCATCGCTGACTTCTCAGACAGGGCCTAGGCC